TGATAATAGTAAACAGTCAAAGTATGCTGATGAAGACCATGGTTGTTCCTTTTCTCAGTTGGTTCCTTTTGATGTTAGTGGTGTCTTTCACTTAGCCGCCAATAGTCTTCTTGGTCCTAGTGCATATGATCCAATGGTATACTTTATTAACAATGTTGGCAATACATCCAAGATGTTGGCAAGACTTAATGAATGTCACAAGATGCCAAAAGTAGTATATGCTAGCAGTGCTGCTGTCTATGCTCATAATTATGACAAGACTCCAATCAGTGAAAACTTTCATAAAGACTCACCTAACAACTACGGACTGAGTAAATGGATGAGTGAGCAGGTAATAGAAGCGTATTGTAACGTGTTTAACACGCCTATAACGTGTTTTCGCTTCTTCAATGTAGCAGGAAGCTATGGCGACGTTGGAATTCAAGATAACACACCTCACTTAATTAGTAGACTGATCCAAGCTCAAATGGATAAGGTTAACTTTAAGATCTATGGTCAACTGTACGATACCCCAGACGGTACTTGTGTAAGAGATTATGTCCACGTTGTTGACATTTGTCGAGCAATGATCCATGCTTACGAAACAATTGATAATCCTGGTTATAGAGCTTATAATCTTGGATTGGGTATAGGGACATCAGTACTAGAAATGGTTGAGAAATATTATCATGTAACTGGACACCGTCAGTATGACTTTGTGGATAAACGTCAGGGTGATCCAGCTTACCTTGTTGCAGATCCTAGTAAGTTCAAGGAAGATACGGGGTTCGTATATCAACACCATCTGATTGAAGATATGATTAATGATGCCATTGAAGCAAGGAAATTAAATGTTTGAAGAGAATGAAGTTTCGATTAAGTCCAAAGGCGGGACTGAGATGGTTAAGCGTGGACTGGCAGAACGTTTGCCAGAAGGCTTAGCTGACGACTTCCAAGTTATCTGTTCACGTATTCGTAAGATCGAGGAAGATAAGATCCGTGTTTACTGGTTGCATGACTTACCAGAAGATCCTGAAACGAATCATTTGAAGGATAAGTCTAGTCGTGACCGCTTTCATAAGTTAGTATTCTGTGGCCATTGGCAATATAACCAGTACATTACTAAGTTAGGTATTCCTCAAGATGATAAGTGTGTTGTGATCGAGACTCCAATCGATCCCATTCCGCTTATTCCTAAGTCTAAGGAAGAAATTCGTCTAATCTATACATCTACTCCACAACGTGGGTTGGAACTGTTATATCCTGTTTTTGAAAAGCTATGCGAGAAGCATGATAACATTCACTTAGATGTGTTTTCTAGCTTTGCAATCTATGGTTGGGATGAAGCTGATAAGCGATATCAAGAACTGTTTGATAAACTCAAAGCTCACCCTAAAGTCACTTATCACGGATTTGCTGACAATGATACTGTTCGCGAGCATTTGCAAAAAAGTCACATCCTTGCTTATCCTTCTATATGGTCTGAGTGTAACAGTCGTAGCGTGATTGAAGCAATGAGCGCTGGCTTGATGTGTGTTCATCCCAACCTAGCTGGTTTGTCTGACACATCTGGTGGGTTGACGTTCCAATACCAATGGGATCAAGATCCTCAAGTGCATGTTAATAAGTTCTATCATGCTTTGGATCATGCGATTGAAGTTGTTAACAACGATGATATGCAAAACTATTTGAAGTTTGTTAAGATGTATGCTGATAGCAGGTACAATTGGTCTAAGATTGCTGGTCAGTGGGAAGATGTAATGAACTCTTTGAAAGCTCGTTATCCCGATGAAGCTACTCGTAAGCTGGCAAAGGATGATGGTCCCATGTTTCACTATAAAGTAAGATGATTATAACAAAGACTCCACTGAGGGTTAGCTTCTTTGGAGGAGGAAGTGACATCCCTCAGTTCTATAAGAACAATAGAGGATTAGTTTTATCTACTACTATTGATAGACCAATCTATATTGCTGTTCATGGAACACAAACACCTCACACAAAGGTAATGTATTCTGAGATTGAATTTGTTGAAGATTCACAACATCTCAAGCATGATCGTGTAAGGGAAGTTTTACAGTACTATGGTATCAGCAATCATCTTGAGATTGCATCATTCTCGGATATTCCCACTAAAGGAACTGGACTAGGTTCATCTTCTACGTTCACAGTTGGTTTGTTGAAAGCAATCAATGAGATGCTTGGTATTCAATACAACAACTATGAACTAGCTGAGCTTGCTTGTCACATTGAGATTGATAAGTGCAATCAACCAATAGGTAAGCAAGATCAATATGCGGCAGCCTTTGGTGGCTTCAATGCTATCACGTTTGAAGGTAACGATGTAACTGTCATACCAATTAACATAACAACTGATATGTCTTCACGTCTCAACGATAACCTCATTTGCTTCAATACAGGTATTACTAGACAAGCTTCATCTATATTAGAAGATCAAGTAAAGGGGCTTAAAAATGTGGTTAGTGTGGATAATACTGCTTGTATGGTTGATATGGCGGAGGATGCGTTCCGATTCTTAATCAAAGGACAGCTAGATGACTTTGGTTCTTTGTTGGGTGATTCGTGGAACATTAAAAAGAAGTTGTCTGAAAACATTTCTAACCCTACAATAGACGAGATGTATAGCAAAGCTATGAAAGCTGGTGCATTGGGTGGTAAGATTTTAGGTGCTGGTGGTGGAGGCTACTTGTTAATGTATGTTCCTCCAAAGAGTCATGCTAGGGTTATAAAAGCCCTAAGTAACTATGATATATTTGATTTTAATTTTACCAATCAAGGTAGTATAGTGGAGATGAATAAATGAGTTCGATGTTTTTTGATGTGTATACTTCTGGTTTGTCAGAGGCATTAAGTAAGATTGATAGAGCTAGTATATCACAAGCTCACCGTGTCATTTTACAATATGCTCAAGAGCAAGCACCAATCTATGTTTTTGGTAATGGAGGATCAGCTTCTTTGTCAGAACACTTCTCGTGTGACCACACTAAAGGTGTGAGACATGATACGGAATTGAAATCCAACATTATTAGTTTGGCTTCTAACATGGCTTTGATTACAGCTATTGCTAATGATTACAGCTATGAGGATATATTTTCAAAACAAATTGAAGCTTTTCCAAACAACAGAGGATTAGCAATTGCTATTTCAGCTAGTGGTAGCTCCAAGAACGTTGTTAAAGGTCTTCGCGCTGCTGGTCAAAAAGGATTAGAGACGATGGCTTTTGTTGGGTTTGATGGTGGTTATGTCATGGACTATGAAATGGCAGATTATGTCATTCATGTCCCATCAGACAATTACGGTATTGTAGAAGACTGTCATCAAATCTTGATGCATTCCATCTCTCAAGCTATTAGGTCTAAATTCTTCTTAGCTAAAGACGAAAACCACACACTTCGGTTATGAGTAATAAAGTTCTTTTCTTTCCTAAAGAAAAACTAGAGACTGCTCCTCAGTCTTTGGAGGAAGTAATTTCCAAAATTGATGAGAACCAAAGAGAAGCTGTTGAGACTGCTCTTGATGAAGTTGTACCAGACCTGTTAAACCACCTAGGATCGTTTAACTTTTACATCCAGGATGAGAAAGACATTGGGATGGTGTTAGAAGCTATTAAGAGTGGTGTATTCCGTACAATGAACATCAAACACGAACTTCAGGACGTTACTGATCAATTGATTAAGATAGTATGAGATTTTTATGGAAAAAAAAATAATAGTTGAAAAGGGATTCATTTACGATAAAATTCCTTCCGATGTTTATAAAGAATTGTTAGCTAGCATTGATATATCAAATGTTGATACCAAAAAACCACACAATTTTGCACTAGCTGGAAATATAGAAAAGGAATTTAATGTTACGGATCTAATTCCTGATTTATTTTGTGAATATGTTTGCTTTGTAGCCAATCAATATTACCATCATTTTCCATTAGAAAGAAAAGGTAACAATAAAAATTTCCAGTTTGGTGATACTTGGTTGAATTACCAGCAAAAACACGAATTTAACCCCATACATTTCCATTCCGGCTCATTATCTTATGTTGTTTGGATTAAAATTCCTTATGACCTTGATGAGGAATTGAATTTGCCAAACGTTAGATCTACAGGTCCTATTGGCCGCAAAAATTCTATTTTTGAATTTACAGTAGACAACATTTCTCACCCCATTTATGTTAATTCAGAAATGGAGGGTAGTATTATTATTTTTAATGCAACATATTCTCATCAGGTTTATCCGTTTTATACTTCTGATGAATATAGGATATCTTTAGCTGGCAATTTGCACACTAATTGGGTTGACTAATTTATATAATCCCTGTACAATATTGTTATGATTATACTAGACCTAAACCAAATAATGATTTCCAATGTGCTTCAGCAACTTGGAAATCATACCAATGTAGAGATTGAAGAGAACCTGGTTCGCCACATGGTTCTCAACTCTATTCGTAACCTAAAGACCAAATATAAAAGTTATGGTCAGCTTGTCATTGCTTGCGATGATAAGAAGTACTGGAGACGCGATCAGTTTCCAGCCTACAAAGGTAACCGTAAGAAAGATAGAGAGAAGTCTGAGATTGATTGGACCAATCTATTCAATACTCTTAACACAATTAAACAAGATCTCAAAGAATATTTTCCTTATCCTATCATTCAGGTTGATGGAGCTGAGGCAGATGATGTAATTGGTAGCTTAGTTTTAGAATTTGGTGTACCTCTAAATAGTTCATCAGCTGAAAAGATTCTTATTCTGTCTGGCGATAAGGATTTTGTTCAGTTGCAATCATATGTAAATGTTAGCCAGTATGATCCTATTCACAAAAAGAACATCACTTGCAAAGATCCTGCACAGTTCTTAAAAGAGTTAGTCCTCAAAGGTGATCGTGGGGATGGTATTCCAAACGTCTTGTCACCTGACAACTGCCTCATTGAAGGCATTAGACAAAAGCCACTTACAGCAAAGAAGATGGCTGAGCTCCTTGCAGTTGATCCCTCCACATATGATCCTGAGATTCGAGCTAATTTTATGAGAAACAATTCTCTAATTGATCTTACATTTACTCCTAAAACAATTTCCGAAGCAGTGATTGAACAGTATAACTCTCAGCAGGATAAACCTAGAGATAAGTTATTCAATTACTTTGTTAAGCACAAGCTCAAAACATTAATAGAGAGTATCAACGAGTTTTAATATGGTGAATTCAAAATGAGAAAACTTGGCATATCAGAGATCTTAAAGATTGTATCTGAACAAAAGACTACAGATGAGAAGGTAAGGAAGCTTCAAGAGTTGAACACTCCTGTCCTTCAACAAATCTTAAAGGTAGCTCTAGATCCTACTGTTAAGTGGAAGCTACCAGAGGGTCAGCCTCCTTACAATCCCAGTCCCTATGATGATACTCAAGCTATGTTGTATCAGGAGGCTAGAAGAATGTATTTGTTCTTAGAAGGTGGTAATGATAACCTTACTCCACTTCGTAGAGAGCAATTGTTTATTAGTTTTATTGAAAGCATTGACAAAGAAGATGCTAAGCTGATGCTTGCTGCTAAAGATAAAAAGATTCCTTATAAAGGTATTAATATTAAGTTAGTTAATACCGCATTTCCAGGACTTATTTCACAGGAGAAATAACAGTAAATGAATAAGCAACAGGATAAACGTAAAAAGAAAGATGACGAACCTGATAGTCATCACGTTTATAA